CGACACGCTCGTTATTCCTTCAACACTGAGCGGCCCTGCTGTGAGTCCCGCTATATTCGCTCTACCGAGCCCTTCGATGTAGGCTTGAAACCGATTCTTGAATGCAATATCTGTTTCTTGGCTCACACCTCCAATCGCTGCCAGTGGGTTATCTACCGAGTCAACTCCTGCAACTTGATCCTCTATTACTACAATCGTGGAAGAGGACACGTTGTATGCCGTTCCTATCTCCTCGGCCACTACTTCTGAAGGGTCCGAGTCTGTATCTCCAGCGGCGATAAAAGTTTCTGCGCTCAGAATAAACCGAAGACCAGAAGCGGTCTTTACTCGCGTACCCGCCGGGATCGTCACTTGTCCGTTAGCAGTGACCCGCGAAAAGACGACATTTACTGAAGCCTTTGTTCCAGCCTTTCTATCAAAGTCGAATGCCGTCTCCTGAATATTGTCGAGGTAGCGTCTAAATCCTAAATACGTTGATACATAGATTTCCTCCATGCTCAACGAAGCCCCCTCACAGAATGACCGAATCACCGATCCCGGTGTAAGGTCTGTGAGATTCGGGGAATTGGCAATAATCCATGCCACCATGTCTGAGATAAGTTGATCGAACGACTTTACAGTATACCCCATAACGTACTCCTACATCGTTTTCGTCACCGGTAATGATTGCTCAACACCGACGATTCCAATATTCATACTAATGTTTAATGTGTCCGAATCAAGTAGAACGACCATATTATCCACTGACTCCACACGAGGGTCTTGAATCAACGTAGATCGTATCGCGAGTTTCAAATACCGAATCGCCATATTCGTACCAGCAAATCCGGCTTGCGCGGTTATACCATATGCCGTCTGCTTGATTAGACTCCCGATTGCCGTGTTCAGCCGCAGATCGATAGCCTGCATCACATTCTCTATCCCACTCACAAGGGATAAATCGCTATTTTCCTGAATCACAAGGTTGCCGGTATCATCGACTCGGATATCCGATCCATAAGGATCGCGAGCCACATCCTCAGTTAAAATAAATTGTTCCTTGTTTGTCCCTTCTGAAGGTTCTACCTGTATCGGAATAAAGATTTTCTCTCCGGGAATCAGATCATCATTACTGTTTACATCCGGGTTCACCGACGCAATATAAGACCATAGATCAACGTCACCGAGTTCGCTTTGAGCAATTCGTTGAAGTGTATCGTCTCCCTTCACGATGTACACATTCAAGCCAGAAAACGTATATTCCCGAGTCTCTATGTCTCGTGATACTTCTTCCGTAATATCCGATGGAGCATGTACTCCGCCATCACCCTCGATAGTAACGACTTTTGATACTTGCCATCCTTCAGAAATCTGGAAGCCATAGATTTTCAACCCTTCACTTAATGTTGCCCGGAAAAGCTCGCTCGCACCCATGTATCGTTCGAGCGTGTACTTTCCCGCTCGGTATGTGTCATAAGCGGTTCCAAGCGCCGTGAACGCGATGTCCACAAAAGTTTTTGCAATATCTAATGGAGAAGTCAAAATCCTTGTAGTCTGTGTAAGAAACTTATTGTATCGAGTCCGTAATTCCATGGCCCTCGCTTCCAGAAGCGACACCTTATTAATAATATCAGTCGCCCCTTGATACAATTGCTTAATTTTACTCAGCAAAGAATCTATCTTGTTCAACGCACTAATCGGCTCTTTAAAAATATTGATCGTCTTCAGCAACGGAGTCAGCTCATCCAGCCGTTGATATACAAACAGACTGATCGTAAACGGGTACCTCAAAGGATTATCAGAGTTTTTATCCACTGTGAAATCAAGAAGAACACACTTATACGCTTGCTCGTCGGCCAAGTCATAGACACGTAGTTCCTTTTTTTCCCAACCCCCTTTGCTCTTATAATTGTTCTTATAACGCATAATCTTATTACGAAATACGTAGAATGCGTCTCGACCTTCGTATCCAAACGCGCCTTTCTTTCTCGCCGCTTCATTTGCTGTTAGACTTACATCAGAGAAATCCTTGGCCATTCCCCGCGTCTTGAATGTCGGAAAAGCATGGGCAGTTCCAGAGATTCCTTTGAGAGTGATCTGCATATTATCAGGTCCATAGTCATCCACAAACGCATTCCCAAAGGTCTTTGTTATCGAAACCCGTTGCGGTTCCTTGATCGTATAGGATTGCGGAGGAAGGATCAGTGTAAATGACTCGTTAATCAGCCCAGACTCTCGATCCACGATCTCGAATAACCAGCTTTTTGACAGCGGCGATTCAAGGTCCGGGTGCGGTGCACGAGCACCATAGGGATACGCAGAATCAATTGTCGGGATTCCTGCAAACTCTCGTGCTACATCGCTCATATCAATTTGCCTTCACCTTCGTCTGTCCTGCGTTCGTGATCTTCCATGGTTCTGTGAATGGGGTCGGTGTTCCGCTGATTGTCCCGGTCATACTGACCGCAGCATTTTGATCATCCACACGCATAACTATCGTCCCGTCTGCTTTTACCTTAATAGCAGTTGCAGAAATCGAACCTGGCCCGACAGTCACCACCGTTCCCGGATCATACCCGGTCGCATTTGCTCCGGTAAGGGTGAATTGCAACGGTGTCTTGTATGCCCCACTTCCACCACCTTTCACTTTTACAGATGGCGTAGAAGTGATCGTCAAGACACCGGTTCCCGGAGTCACGATCCCCTGCGGAGTTAACGTCAAACCCTGTACCGCGACCTCTTTCAGTGCCATTACTGAAGCACCTCCAGATTTCCGTTGATCGTCACCTTGCCAGATTCCATCGCGATATCATTTCCGTTCGCATCATCGATCACGATGCCTGAACTACTCATGGTAATCTTATTGGGAGTCGACTCACCATCCTCAATAATTACACCGTCAGCATCCAACGTCGTTTTATTTCCATGTTGATCCTCTATCAGGATTTTACCATTTGCCTCATCAATATGGATATAGGTTCCGCTGGGAACTTCGATAATCACCCCGCCATCTTCCTCTATCTGCACCGTAGTTCCGCTCTTAAAGATGCGCCGATATTCCAACGGCTTGTCAGCCTCAAATAACTTCTTCGTAAACTGCTTAGAGCCTGAGTTCACCGCATCCTTGGTAAACTCGTTGACCAGATAAGGAAGGATCGTCCCAAGAATCGCCTTGTGCCTCTGGCCGTAACTTGCGTAGCCCACGATCACATAGTCATCGATGGCAGGTAGACACATCTCTCCGTAGACTTCTCCATCCACAAGTCCACCTTTGGTCAAGATCGGAATATTGGCAAGTGTAGCTCCATCCAACGTCTTGATATCGCACGTCATCCGATCTGAGTGTACTTGAATCACCTTAGCGATGAAGGGTGCATGTGCTTCTCCACCGGTAACGCTTTTCTTCACAAAATTAAGGGCGCTTTGCCGTACCTGAATATCCTCTTTTTGCGCTCTCATCCGGCTCTGTTCCTCCTGAATATTCGATCCTTCAATTCAATCTTCTTAGTCCGATTGTATCCCCGAGTCACAGTAAGGTTGGATTGAAGCGGACCTTGATATGCCCACGTATGTGCGATACCTTCCACATAGAACGCCCCTTCGATCCCATATACCCTCAGCTTGTCACCGATCTTCGGATCGAGAGCACTATCGCTTGGAACCATGTGGCTGATCGCCCCAGATAAATATTCATCATTATGTTCGAACCATGCTTTGAGCGTGAGCGCTGCATTCTCTCCTTCGGTTTCCAAGTCCTTGCTCGTTACATCGGCAAGTGTGGTATCCACACTCTCGACACGAGTATAAAACAACTCTGTAACCAACGGCTTGAACAGATACTTTCCTACACGTTCAAGATCAATCGCCCACTGCCCGAGAAGTATTCTTTCAATCTCATTCAGAGTAAATGCCGCTTCCTTCACACTGTAGGCGCTGTATACTTCATCCATACTTCGAGCCAAATCGAACCGGGTCAAATGGTTCTCATCGACATAGACCCCATCTCCCATATTGTCAAAAGAGGTATCGCTTACACCTCCCACGGTTCCGTTGAATGGTGCTTCTCGAAAAATAAGATGAGATTTACCTTTGAGTTCAATCGTCTCGCCATCAATAAATATCTTACGAGGTCCGTTGTCGATGAAAAATTCATTAAAAGGTTTCTGGCCCAACTGTTCTGCTACTTGCCAGAAGGACATCGATTGCTCCATACCTGTGTATAGTTCAAATGTTCTTGGGAGCACCGGCTGCTTCGAACTTGTCAATCCATCGGTCGGATTCAGATACTTATCCAGGTAGGTCACAAAATTGGTAGCATCAAGCGCTGTGAGTGCATCCTTAAAATTGTTATACAGAAGAGTGATAAGCTCGGCATAAACCATCCCATCAATCACCGCGTTTTCCACCGCTACGATAAACTCAGTCGCGTAGGTAACTAAATCACCATCTTCTTTTCCAAGAGCGGTTCCCAAACCAAAACCAATTGTTGCATCCACGAGAAGCCCGCCGAATTGTGCCACCGTAATCGTCGCCTCTCGGCCAGGTTTCCCATCTCGCTTTATGACTCCCGTATAGGAAATCCGTACGATGTATCCAACAAACTTTAAAACTCCAAACTCCGAAATACGAACGACATCCATGGGAGACAAAATATCAAGGATATGGGTAGCCGCACTTTGAGGAAGCATAGCAAGTTGACAAGAACCTTTAGGAGTCTTGATCGTCTTCTGAAATCGGTAGTTGAGAACGTCGTTGGTAATATCAATAGTGTCGCGCACGGACCCGCTACCGCTCCAATCCCAAAGATCGACCTCAATTTTGATCTGTATACGTCTTGTATATTCACCCATGATCAATCATCATCCGTATGTACATAGCCACGCTTCTTGGACTCGTCGATGAATGTCTGTAATACCGCCTCAAGTTGCTCCCGATTGGTCACTTCTACTTCAATAAGCGACCGCATGATCCCTATCAATTCACCCAATTTTGGCTCTTTGGTAACTCCTTCAACGCCCTCCCGTCTCGCTCTACGAGTATCTTCCAGCATACCCCGAGCGATCTGCTCCATAAGTACGTTTGCTCCAGTCCTCCACCCGAACGTACTTGCCTCTTGAATTTCCAACTCTGGTGCAGTGACTCCTGACATGCGAAGCATATCCGTCAAAGACTTAAGAGTTTCTGGAGAAGCATAGATATCAGTTAGTACATCTAATCCTGGATGGCCCGCTGGCACACTTGCCTTTAATCGCTCTTCCTGTGTCAGAACAAGCCCTTTCCAGGTAATATTTATAGTGTTTAAATCCAACGGGCCTGTCAGCAACTCACGAACAAACTTCATCGCTTCAGTTGTAAGATCAAGTGCGGACTTCTCTACCCCCCGCAACATTACCGTTTGCTTAACCGCAGTGATTTCCTGTTCGGGCTCTGTAAACTTCAAGTTGCCTTCTTCGTCAAAATAGCCGCGCATCCACTTCATCCCCGCACCCAATTCCGCACTTATCTCCTCCGGGGTCTTCCCCACCAATTTTTCCATCGCAGCGATAAACTTTACTACAGCACTTGTAGAAGTACCTTCACCCAACCATCGTTGAAGTCGTGGTACCATGATATCTTCCCGCCCCCCGGTTCTACGCTTAACGGCCTCATAGACTGCTGCGTTCACCGCCGCCGGATTCTCTTCCATAGCGATTCGCGTTGCCGTGATTGACATACCTTCTCCACGCATCGCTTGAAACGCTATAATATCTTCCGGTCTCTTGAGTTGCGCCGCACTGACCCCCCGCGCCAACGTCTGTTGGGATAGAGCAATAGCCCCCTCTGGGGTAAATCCTCCATACTGCTTGAATGCGCCTAAGAGATTGGTTTGCTCAGTGAGCGCTGCTTCCTGTACATCAATACCTTTTGTAGCCAACTCAGTGATACCGCGTGTCATTTCTTGGAGATATAGGCCGATATTTTCACGTCCGAAACCCGTTGCTTGTCCAAAAAATTGATATCCTCGGTCACCGCTAAGCCGTCCAAGATCAAGGTTTGCTCGGGACATCGCACCCATCAAACCTGCCGCAGTGCTGGGATCAATCCCCAAAGAAGTCATCGCTTGCAGCGACATAGCCGTCGCTCCAAGAGCCCGAGGCCGAGTCATGTTCAGCCCGGTTTGGCTGGCCGCTTGAAAAAACTGCTCAATAAGAGGAAACGGTATACCCTTCCGTCCGAGTCTCGTTTGTACATCTTGAATCTCGGTATAAGTTCGTCCAAGTCGCTGTGATATGCCCGTTCCCCAAATATTCTGCATACGCTCATACGCATTATTGGCGAACTTTTGAGCGCCCATGGTGACGACCGCGCCAGCGATGAGAGCTATCCCTATA